TTTATAATTTTATATTATTACCGTTTTCTTGTAGTATGTTTCCTCCTGATTCTAATAATAAAACACCTACTCCTGATATTCTACCTACACCTTGACTTCTTAAAGTTCCATCACAACATTTTCTTGAATATGTGCCGTCTTTACACATACAACCTCTTCTGCTACCACTTGGAACAGCGTTTCCTACAGTTTCATTTGTTTTTCTCATAGCTATTGTTTTGGCACACAATTAGGCACTTTTCTACCATCTTTATCTTTCATTCCTATTTGTTCATAGCCTGCTTGACATGGATTATCATCGTTTAAATCTAATTCACCAAGTTCTCTTAGTTTTCCTCTTGACCAGTTTAATCCTGCTTTGCCGCCCCATAATAAATAAGATATAGTTCCACAAGCTTTAGTATCAGATTCATCATAATAGGTTTCTGCTCTACTTAAATAACTGTACATTCTTTTGATTGTAGATACAGAAAGTTTTTCACCTCTTGCTAATTGTTGAGCTCTTACTTTGCCAACATTAGTGGCACATTTATTATTTACTTTTTGATTTAATTCAATACCTCTTTTAGCATTGTTTCTAACACCACTTCCATAATCGCTATAAGTTTGCAATTCATATTTATTGTCTAGTATTGAATTGGCAATCTCTAACAATATTTCTCTCGCTTCTTCTTCTTCATTTACTTCTTCTATTTTACTCATAGCAATTTTATCAGTAAAATATCCTTCTATAGAAAATCCTTTAACTAAACCTGTTTTAACATAATCATTCCAAACTTCATCGTTGTTTACCTTCATAGAAACCATCCAAGTACCTACAGGTAAATCCATATCGTATTTTCTAGACTTGTCGTGCACATCGTCTTCTATAATCCAAGATTCAACTACAGACAGTCCATACAATTCAGCTTGATGTTCTAATGTAGATTTGTTTTGATTGCCTCTCATTAAGAATAATTCAGATGCTTTTCTTACAGTATCTTCACTAAAGAATATATAATACTCATCTTCTCCGTTACGTCTATAAATATTCTTATTAGGAACTAAAGCAGCACCCATTAATATTTTCTTTTCTTTATCTACTTCAGCTAGTTTGATCTCATGCTGTTTAGATAATGCAATAAAGTTTTCTTCTATTGCTGGTTCATCTACAATAGATATTGCTTCTATTCCAGATAATTCTTGTTCTTCGTCTATAATTAATTCTACTATTTTCATATTGAATTTATTTTTATAATTAATCTATTGTTGCTCCTGCTGTTATATTTCTTTCTAGTTCTTGAGCTGATGATATATCTCCACTTACTACGTAAGCTCTTATAGGTTGACCAAATTGTGCTCCTATAACTTGACCTAATTGATTTACTCCTCCTTGACCAACTACATTAAAATCTGGTGCTTGTACTGAAATTGCACCTGTTCCTCCAGAAACCGAAGTTGTCTCTTTCATAGCAGGTGATTTTACAGACATAATAGCTTTCACATTTGCTAATCCTTGTAATATTGCTGCTGCTCTAGCAATCTGTGCTCTTATGGGCGCATCTGGTGTTAATATCATTTGACTTTCATAAGCTTTTTGACCTGCAGAATAAGTAGAAACTAAAGTTCCTGCAACAGCTAAAGCTTTACCTACTCCAGTAGATTCTCCTGCTATTTTAGATGCACTAATTAATCCTTTACCTATATTGTCTAATGCTTCAAGTTTTGATTCAGTTTCAAGTTTATCTATTTTAGCTTTTGCTTGCCTTGCTTCCTCTGCATTTTTTAAATCTTCATCATTAAATTCTTTTCTTTTTTCAGCTATAGCTTTTAATTTATATTCTTCTAATAACAAAGTGTCTTCATCAAAAATCATTGCCTGATCTATTAAATTATCATAATAATCTCCTATTTCAGCTAATTCTGACTGCCTCTTCTCTTCTTCAGTAATAGTGGTTGCTTTGTCTATTTCTTGTAGCAATTTAATGTGATCTTTAGCATAATTAATTTCAGCCTCTAATCTCTTTTTTAAAGCATCGTCAACACCATCTTTTTTAGGAGGCTCTAAAACAATACCTTCTTCTGATAAATTTTTAATATCTTCAGTTAAATTAAAAACATCTTTTCTTGTTTCAACTAATTGCGCTTTTAACCTATTTATAAAACCCTGATCTGCTTCTTGTCCTTTAGCAGCTTCTTTATTTAAAAGTTCTCTAATTTGTAATAATTTAGTTTCTTTATTGTATATTTCAATCAATTTTACAGCGATTCTAACTCTATCTCCTTGTATTATGTTTTCGTCTTTTAATAATTTAGCTCTTTCAAATCCTAGTCCCATAAAAAGTTCTGACAACTCATATAGTTTAGCTTCTGTTTTTGAAGAATCGTAATCTATAGATTCTAATATTAATTGAAAATCTTGTGTAAATAAATTTATAAAATCCCTTGCTTGCTGTGCATTTTTAGTTCGTAATTTTATATTATCTCTAAATTGATCATTTTGTCTTTTTAGTGCTTCAGTCTCTTCATCAACAGCCTCAGCATTTTTCTTAAACAGTTTTTCTAATTTAGGCAAGAATGATATTAATAATTGAACGGCTATTAAAACACCACCAGTACCCATTAATGATCTTCCTAACTCTTTTAATGATGCAACTACACCTCCATTTGTTCTTGCAAACGACTGAAATAATGTAACTAACTGACCTAAGTTGTTAGCCATACCATTAAAACCATACGAAGCATCTGAAGCTAAACGACCTGTTTCTAAAAGTATAGCATTATTTAATCCAGATTGTGCTCTACCTGCTTTTGTTGCTTCAGTAGCGTTTAATTCAGCCATAGCCTTAGCTTTTGTTGCTGCTTCAGCTTCTCTGGTTAGTATTTTATATTTTTCTATTTCTACATTAGTAGGCTGTAATGCTTCAAAATATTTTTGTTGAGCTCTAGTTATACCATCAACTGATTTAGATATTTTATTAGATTTTGACGCTACATTTTTGTCGTCAAGTATAACTTGTATTAATATTTTTTTAGTTGCCATATCTTAATCTTTTAAGCTGTTCTTTCATTTGTTTAAAATCTTTTACACCAGAGTATTTACCTTTAGCAATCTCTATATTTTCGCTTACACCGTACCAGTGATCTGCATTTAATAAGTCAAGTATATTTTTAATCATAATTTTTTATTTTATCCACCCCCACTACAAGTTAACGGATAACTAACACTTATGTCGTATTCAGAATACCACCAACCTTGCTCTCTTAAAGAAGGTGTTGTTGGTGTCATGCCATCTGCATACCATGTGTCGTAATTAGTTCCATTACTGTATTTACCGTTAGGAGCATATATAGTTAATGATTTGTTGGCATATATTTTTCCTGTAGTTTCAGAACCAAAAGTTATAGATGCTACATCTGAATATACTGTAACTAAAGTTCCTGTATCACAGGTGTCTCCACTAAAACTATAATATAATTGTATTTCATAATATGTTGGAGGTAATACATTTAATAATTCTAAATTACTTTTTTCTGTATTAAAATTAGTTCTAACTTGATTTATAGTATATTCATTGTTGTCTATAATAAATTTGTCATTAAGATTGTAATTAACCAATATCTCTTCAGACAAATGGCTTTCTATTTTCAATATTCTTTTTCTTTTATCAAAAAGGTCTCTTATATAATTGCTGTAGAAATTCCTAAACAAAGAGTTTGTGTTTCCATTATAATCTGTTAAAGTCCATTCGTCTACTTCATTATCAAAATTTAAAGTATAATTTGGATAAATATTTGCATTATCGCTATAATTATTATTGTAATTATATAAAACTTCACTTTGTCCTGATTCATTGGTATTGCTAGGTCTCCAATATCTTGTTATATTATTAGGGGGACTATTAGGTATATTATCAACATCAATCCAGTTTATATATTGAGTTGTTCCAACCATACTTTCTCTAATGCCATAAAATAACAATGGATTAGTTAAAACTGGATCATAATCTCCTTTTGCTGGATATGTTTCTATTTTAGAATCAAACTTACCGTCTGCTGCGTAACCCCAAAGTATTTCAGTTATATCACCATTATCTTCATCAAACAATCTTTCGTATTTCATGTGTTCAAAAGGCAATTCTACCTTATATGTTTTTCCTGAATCTATACCTTGTAAAGTAAATTTTTCATCTCCAAAAATATCATTAAATTCTTCTTTATGTTCTTGAGCCAGTAACGTTTTAGGTTCTTTATATTTAAAATCTATTGTTTTGTAGGCTATAGGAGCTTCTATTGTAGATTTTTCAACATTAACTTGATCAGATATATCATAACTACCAGTAGAAGGATTGTTTACAGCGTCTGCATAAAAATCATCTAATGTTTCTACTATGATTTTGCCAAAATTAGAACTAGCATAATTGTCTTCATAATATGCCGTTAGATTAAACATTTTAAATATACCTGTTAAAAAGTCAATAACTTTTATTTTAGGCAAATGATCTTTTATTACAATTTGACTTAATGTGTTTATTTCTGTAGGGCTTGTAATATATATGGCTTGTTCTATTGTATCTGGGTCTTCATCACCACTAAATTCTGTATAATCTAGAGTTAATGTTGGTGTAAAAAACAAAGTGGATTCTGCTGTTACCGTCCAACTAATATTATAATCTCTTCTAGGTATATCTTCTTCAAAGCTTACACCCCAACTTAAAGTGCTATCATTAGAAACGTCTTTAATTTCAGCTACAACAACACCAGACACTGAATCATACGCTTTTACAGTATACTTAACGTCAGTGTAACCAGTTTTAACGTCAATATTTAAAGTAAAATCATACTGCTCTCTCCCTTCTCCTACAATATCAAATGTCCAATTAGTGTCGCTTACATCAAAAGAAGTGTCACCAGATGACCTTACTAAGTTTCCTATTATTTTGCTTTGTATCCCTTCTGTTGTTAATCCACCCTTATTTCTATGTAGCCAAATGTATAGATTACTAAAAGCATCTGAAGTAAAAAAGTCTCCTACAAAATCTATAGAATATTTGTTTTCTATTGCCTTGATTATTTCACTACACAATATAGCTGGTTTTATATCAACGTAAGATAATCCTCTTTTATATTGAACATTGTCAAAATACAAATTACCATCGTATTGTATTTTTTCATAAATTTCATAATTTTCATTATTATTAAAAATATCTTCACTTAAAGACAGTGTAGTTGATGATTGAATTTGAGTAACTAAAGCTGATGTGTTGTTAGTTGTATTTACAACATAATATCCAATACTTACTCCAGCAAAATTAGCACCACTATCAAAAAGAGCACTAGCGTTTTGACCTGTTGTTGTCCCTGATTTTATATAACCTGCTGAGTCAAAATACAATCTTTTAGTGTGTGTTATTAAAGGATATATGACAGAGTAGTTTACAGAATTTAAAGTAAGACCTGTTTGAAATCCTAAATAAACATTTCCTGCATTGTAATCGTGATTGTAATTGTCAAGATAATCTAATTGCTGTAATTCATCTTCATTCATTACATCTTTTAGATTTACTGTATTGCCATAAAAAACAATATTATAGGAAAAAGGAACTCCGTTTTTTAATACTACCTTTTTAAGCTGAACCCTACCTCTTCTAAATGGAGTATAACTAACTTCTAGTATAGCGTCTTTTTTTATTCTATAATCAAATCCATCTTCAATACTGCTATTGTACCAGTGTTGTAATATTTTATTATTTTCTTTTGACGCAGGAATATTAAAAGCTTGAGTAAAATCAGTAAATATTTTATCTGGTTCTTTTACATCTTGTATTTTAGACGTAATACTGATAGTCTCATCACTAAACATTTCTGCTTGCTGATAGTTACCGTCTTTATCTTTTATGTATAATACTGGTTGCTCCACTATTGTATATTATTTATTTTGTCAAACGCATAATCAAATTGAACTGTATATGATATTAATTTATCATTTACTGATTTCTTAAATTGTAAACTATTAGATTTAAGGTTTATTGGTAAAGTGTTAGTTCCGTCATATACCCAAACCTGTTCTGCAAGCATCATTTGTCTTACTATCTCATTATGATCTTCAGGATAGAAACCAGTGCTTATTGTAATAGATTCTTTTCCATTAGCAATAAATTTCTTTTCTTGATGTTTAGATAATGAATATGTTGGTGAACCTCCATTGTTATCAAAATCAATAATGTTATTTCTAAATGTTTCTGAAGTTATATTAATATTGGTTGTAGATTTTTTAAAGAACCACATATTCTGTAAAGCACCATATTTATTATAAAATATTATATTTAGAGGAGTAAATTTAGGTTCGCATACTTTTCTAAGTGTTATAATAACATCGTCAGGATAATCTGCACTATCGCTTGATATTGTAACCGTATCTCCGTCTGATAAATATTCTGTGTCTGTTAATATAAGGTATTGTATTTTTTGATTTGTGTTTCCGTTATCTGTTATTTCTTGGTCTTCGTCTCCATCACCCCAATTTACATCGTAAGTGTCCCAAAAGACATTTGCTTCGTTCCAATTAACATTAGCACCAGCGTCTGTATCTAATACAGCGGTTACTGTTGCAGCTTCAGCATATATAGGAATCTTTATATCATCACCATCGTTGTAATAGATAGAAGTATTATCTTGAAGTACCATAGGTGTAGTATACTCTGTACTTCTAGGGTTTATTCCATTTTCAAAATATCCATAACCGTCTATTGCTAAATAATTAGTTGTGGTTGTAGATACTGTACCTCCTGATGAATTGTATATAACAACTACAGTTTCAATCCATAATGTGTCTGTAGCATAGTTATTATATTCAGTAATCATGTAATCCCTTATAAGCTTACTTAATTCAAAAGTAACATAAGTGTTGCTACCTATTGCTTGTTTTTTTAATGTGTATTTTTTATCTGCACTTGTTTTGTCTGATATTACACCAGTCCAAATAGATAATTCTAGTTTGGCAGAAAACAAAGATGCATTGCTTATTTTTTTATAGAATGGCGATCTGGTATTTATTATTGTTGACATTATCTAATTGTTTTTGTTTCTATAGTATAAGTTTCTTTACCTGTTTTTTCATAACCTGCTCTTTTTAATATATTATCAATATCTACAACTACATCCTTTACTACAGGTATATAAACTTTCTCTAATTGTTTAAATTCATTGTTTACTAAATCTGTTATAAATCCAGTTTTTTGTATTCCTTTAACGCTTAATGATTTTTGTATTGCAAATGCAATGCGTCTTAATTTTTTATAATCGTTTAAGTTTACTGTATTTCCAGCTAAATCTACTAATCTCCTGTTTTTTGATATAAGCCAATTAATTAACTTTTGTACAGGAGGATTTGATCTACTTGTTCCTTCGTCTACAGCTTCTCCATAAGCATTACCAATAATATTAAAACTTGCAATTCCTGTTTTTCTGCTTTTGTGATATTTATAACTTTCTTGTAAGCTTCCTGATGCCGTAATAGGTGATGTTATTGATTGAGAAACATAAGATCTTGTTCTGTCGGTTCTTGCCGTTTCTACGATTAACATATCTTTTAGCCTCATTGTGTATCCTTCTAAATATTTTTCAGTATTTTTTAGTTTTAAACTCATTAGCAAGGAGATTGACCGTTAGCATTAATATCTGATATTTGATTGTTTGCCACTGTGATTGATATATCTAAGCTCCAACCAGCAAGAAGATTCTCAAATCTGTCTTCAAACATATTGGCAGTGTAATCTGTGTCTATTTGATACAAGTCAGTAAACAACTCTCCTCTTCTAAGCGCCGATTGTAAACCATTGACTACAGCAAACTGAGTATTCAATACGTCTTGTTTGTTGTTTATGTCGTGAAAGTAGTTGTTTAAATCTTTCTTATCTTCTTTAGTTTCATTTACAATATCCATACAAAGAACCTGTAGATTAAATTGCACTACATGATCTTGAAACGTACAACTGTTTACAATTATGTGTGATAATGGAAATATAGTTTGTTTAGCTAAGTCAACTTCAAATATGTCTCCAAACGTAACTGAGTTTACATTGGTATTGCCTTGAAGGTATGTTTTCAGTGTATCTAATATGTCGTAAAAACTTGTCATTGTCTATATGCTTTTTTTAATTCTTGTTGTTCTATTTGTATCTTTTCTTTTTCAAATGCTAAATAATTTAAACACTGATAGAGTGGAAGCTCGGTAACTTCGTTAAAGTTCCTGACATCTCCTTTAGCGAGTGCATAAATTGATTGATACCAACCCCATTTTTTTCCAAATGCGTCTCTAGCTGTTGCATATCCTCTTTCGTTAGATTGTCCTTCAAATATTTCGGTATAGCTTCCAGTAAGTCCTTCCCTAAATCGTAAAAAAAAACCATTGAACTGATTGCTACGTCTAATGGCATCTCTTTCATTAACTCTTGTATTTCTTCATTTACTTTGTAAGGTGCAATATCGTATTTATCTTTTGCCTTAAAATTAACTGGTCTATACAATACAGCCATAGCTTTATGCATCTTTTGCCAATCTGTAATATTAGTTTCAATATCTACATACTCACCAAGAGTTATATCGTCAAGCTTAGGTATGAATCCCATATCTACATCTAACAACTTAAATCTTTGTATTAACTTAGGTTTCTCTGCAAATGCCTTATTTAATATTTCTAATATTTTATTGTATTCACTCAAAGGTATCCTAATAACGTCTCTTAGTGAAACATTACAGAATATTTCTACAAGTTTCATATTTAAGAAATCGTTTATCTTATCTTCATCTTCGGCATCCTCTGTTTTGTTCTGCTCTATGATCTTCATATACTTTTGGTATTGCCAAAGTTTAATGTCAGATAGAGTTGTTGGTACTTCTAGTTCTATTTGTTTTAGTGCCATATTATAATTAATAATTTTATTAGTTTTTGTACTTTACTTATTGCACCTGAATATATGTCAGGTATATATGTATTATATATGTATATGTTACATACTATGTATTACACTATGTATGTATTACATGATGTATATATACACTATGTAATATATTACACTATGCAATATAATACATTATGTAATATAATACACTATGTATATATATATAATATAAATAATATGACTATTTGTCGGTTGGGTTATGTTTATAGTAGTAGAACGTATATAACTCTATGATCTTATCACTCCATTGTTTTAATCCATAAGTATCTGGTGAACGTATAATTTGACTATTGTCATTAACTTCAACATAATATTCTCGTTGGTTCTTTGGCACAGCATATATCTTAATATTGTTGTCTATACAAAAAGATATGTGCCTAAGATAATTCTTATCGTAAGTTACTAGTTTCTTTTTTTTACCCATTAGATTCATAAAGGTATTGAATTCATAAAGAACATACAAGTGTCAGATGGAAAGTATGATATGTAGAGAGAGTTAGTTCCTTACACCACCACCGATCAAAACACCGAGAGTGTCCAAATATTACATAAAAACTAGATAAAAAATAATATATAATGAATTTAAAGCGATTTAAGAGCGTTTTAGATCGCTAGCTATATGAATATACCAGAATTGAATTAAAGTGGCTTAAATCTAACGTGAGATAGCTTAATATGGCTACTTTTGTAGCTGATTAAGACAAAAAAATATACTTATTTGTATTTTAATTAATCATAACTAACTGAATGTTAGAGATCTAACAAAATGTCACAAATAAAAAAACCCCTAATTAAAGGGGTGTAATATTAATAAAAGATGCTAAAAGATTAATATAATTTAATTTATAGTTTCAATTTCGCTTTCTGAACAACATGAACCATTATTTAAAATATAATATCCATCTTCATCATGTTCTATTATTTTTAAGATACTATTTTGTTTATAGTTTGGATGCTCTTCAAAATTATCAACTATCTTGACTTTAGTACCTGTCTTAATCATTGGTTCGTTACAACATGAACAATTTAAGTTTCTTTGATTTGTTTTCATATTAATATATTTTAATTATTACCAATCATAAGGATAAGTATTGTTTATGTTTCCCGTTCCATATTTGAACTCTAAATATTTTTCTCTGTTAGTTAGTTTTCTTTGCTCTCTCTGTTTCTTTGCGTGGTGTAAGATGTTTTTTTCTAGTCGGTGCATAATATTTATTTTTAATTAATTTATGAGTGTTCTTTCATTAGGTCATTATATAAATTATCTTCTTTTAGTTTATCTATAACTTCGATTAAACTCCATTTTGTATCTTCAATATCAAAGATAAACCCATTTTTATAATCGATTTTATTTGCTTCCTCATAGTATTTTTTACACTCTTTTATTTCTTGTAATTGTTTAATGTTCATAATATTAGTTTAAATTAGTTAGTATTATATCTTTGTTTTTAATTGCGTTTGTTCTTTCTTTTGTGTTCATATTTAAGAACTGCGTTAAATATTTAGATGTAGTTCTTGAGTAATTATGATAATATTCATCTAACATAATTTGTCCGAATTTATCTACAAAGGCGATAATACTTCTATATGATTGGAAATACTTTCCTTCTGGCGTGTAGATTTCAAATTGATTTGCAACAGGGTTGCCTGTTCTGGGTGATGTCATGGAATAAGTTTTAATTTTCTTAATTGTTTTCATTGTTTTATATTTCAAGGGTTAATAATAAGGTTAAAATAAAAGCGCAGGAATAAACGAACACTTTTATAAAAAGATCACTTAAAATGATTTTTGTGAATAGGTTTTTAATTCTTGTTTTCATAGTTATTTTTTTATTGAATTATTAATTCATGATTATCATAATCATAATGAAAAAACACTTTACCATTGTTTAAATGTAAATCTTTAGTCATTTTATATTCTTTTGATTCTTCAAGTGAACAATGAAAGCAAAATGACATTTTAACTAAATCAGGGTCGCATATTGTCCATTCATTTAAGTGCTCAGCATATTCTTGCAAAGTATATTTATTTAAAGCATCAGTAACATAATGTTCTGCGACTTCCTGTCTTGATTCATTTGTCCATGAATTATAAAACGTTAATATTAATTGATATTTAATTTTTTTCATGATTATATAAATAGATTAATTAATAGCATAAGACAAACGCCCATAATAAAAGCGAATGATCCAAATGCGAAAATGTTTAATAATGTTTTTAATACGTTTTCCATATTGTTTGTTTTAATGTTTACACAAATATATATATAAATATTCCAACTGACAAAATAATTAACAAACAAAGTTAATAATTTATATTAATTCTAAATAAGAACATTAATTTGCTTTTATGCTTTTATTGTTTTTAGCTTTGCAGGTTATCGAACAAAAAACCCCCCTACAAAATGCAGGAGGGCAAACAAACAAACAAACAACTATTAAATTTATGTATTGAATTTATATTGAATTCATAGGTATTAAATTTATTCTATTAAATTCATATATTGAATTTATAATCTTTCGCCATCTTTTTTAAATTCATATTCATTAACAATAATAGTTTCTTTTATTGCCTCATCACTTAAATAATAATCGTATTCACTATTTAATTGTCTTAATATTTCATTTTGTAAACTGCAATGAAAAACGTCTTCAATAGCGTTAATTTCATTATCATAATCATTATAAAAATCTTCTTTTATTTTATCCTTTTCGCCATACTTTTTAAATAGATTATTTCTGTCTTTTAAAAACTTCTTTGTAGCAATATAAATTTGCTCTGTTGTATTAAATCCATAAGACATAATTAAATTTGCAGTTTCCTCATAAGAGCTATAAATTTCGATTTCAATTTCTCTTCTGTATAAATCAAAACCTTTTATTATAATCTCTACTTGTTTAAATTCCTCGTAAACTAAATCCCACCAATCATGGTGTACATTTATATCATAATGATTTTTAATAATTTTTTGTTGCGTTTGCTTATCTAATTCATCAAATTGATAAGCTTGAATTTCTATTGTTCTCATTGTTTTTTATTTTAAATTTATATCAAACATACAACAATATTTCCAACTGACAAAATATATTTAAATTATTTTGTTTATTTATTACTTTTATTAATTTTGTATTTTCTACATACAAAAAAATAATGCTTTAATGCTTTTTTTCGTTTAGCTAATTTTCTTTGATTTAAGGGTGTTAAACTCATTACTCTATTAAATTCATATATTGAATTTGGCGATGGCGTGAATATTGTTTTATCGTCCATTGAATTGATCTATCCGTATTGAATTGCTTTTTGTACGGCTCTTGTCCCACTTCTTTTATTTCAAACGTTAGAACTCTCATCTATTAAATTTCTAATTTATTACTTCTAAGTTTGTAATTATAAACGTCCATTATCTCTTGTATAATATCATATTCATTATTATAAATATAAATCTTTTTAACGCTTTTACAATTCTTTATTAATCTGTCAACATCAAAGTGTTCGTTCTTAAACATTATCTTTTTTAGTGCCCTAACGAATTTAGTAGATATAGCATTTTTTCCTATCACATCTTTTAAACTTAAGCAATTTTCTAAAACCTGTTCGCCTAAATCCTCATTCATTTCATAAATACCTTTTTTAATTAAAGAGGTAGAGCCTTTGTTTAATTTTGAATTGAAAGCATCTGTAATTCCAGAAAGCGTAAAATCATCAATAAAATCATCAATTATTTCTAATAATCTTTTATATTCCAGATTACCTTTAACTGCATAAGATTTGATGTGGTTTATAACTTTCCAACCTCTTTGATTAGTATTTATATCAACAACACAATCTTTATTTACGTTATTATTTATTACATAAAATACAGGTTTCTGTAATTGAATTAACGCTTCTAATCTATGTTGACCGTCAATAACGTAATTATCATTAGTTACAATTATCGGCACAACTAAGCCAAATTTAGTAATTGAATTACAAAGTAAATCAACATGCTTTTTATCTACATCTCTATTAAATGTCAAGTATTTAAACAAGCCATAGTTTTTAGTTTCAAATATCTCAAATTTTTTCATTGTTTTCTGTTTTAATTTATACTTTACTTTCTTTATATTCTTGTTCTTGTTGTTGCATATACAATTCAACAGTGGCTTGCAGTGTTCGATTCATATCTTTAAGCTTTATTATTTCAGCTTTAAATATTTGATTCATTTCTCTTAAGTGTTTAATCTCTATTCTGTTTAAATCTTCTAAATGTGTCATGGTATTAAATTTCTTTTTTATATCTATATTTATAATGTTTATATGTAGTTTCTAAAGCTTCGATAATATTATCTTTTTCTTTTCCTAGTAATGCTGATTCAATTAACCATCTTATTTCATCGTAAGGGCAAGAGCACTCATCATTGAACCAATCATAATAAACATCTATTAAATTTTCTTTGTGTTCTTGTGTCATATTTTTATATCTATTCTATTATTTAATAATTCTATTATGGCATAAATTTGCTCTTCTTTTTCCTCTTGCGTTTCAGCAATTTCTTTTACTCTTATCCAGAAATGATTAGATTGCTTTGGCATAAATATATCCTTTATTAAATTGCCAAACTTTCGCATTGGGCGTACTGTTTTATATACTCTGTTTACTTTCATATTATTTGTTTTCAAATTGGTTTGCTAGTGAATAAAATTTATAAGTTTCATAAGGCATCTTATAACCTTTGCAATTATAACAAAATAACTGCTTCGCTTTCTGTTCTATTATTGCTGAACATTTGTTACACTTTCTCATTTGATTTCTTTTAATGATTCCTTAATGCTATTAAGCTTCCATTCCTGCATTTTAGCTTGTTCTTTGACGACTTGACTTATAATGAAGGGTAAGTCATCAAACATATCGTTAACGTCAAACACAACGCATTTATCGTCTCCATAATAAATATAGAGTTCTCCGTCGTTACAATGTATTTGAATTGTGTCATAAACATAGGTGTGTCTTTTAGCAACTTCTAATTGCTTTTCTAAATCTTTGATTTTTTCTTTGAGTGTCATATTTCGTAAGTTTTTGTTGAGTTCATCATATAATTAGCGTAAACAGTAGCTTCGTTATCTAATTCACAATTCTTGTCTTCTAAGTATTTCATATAATGGTTTTGCCATTCAATGTCGTATTGTAAACTTTTTATTTCAGCTTCTAACTCTTCAATGATGTCTTCCATTATTGTTTTACTTGTTCTTCTATTATTTTGCCCTCTAAATCTACAACAGTGTAGCCGTGACTTCTTAATAGATTAATTGATTTCTCTATTTGATTTACTCTTTTTCTGTAATGGTCAAAGGTTTCGTTTTCTATCCAGCTCATAATTATTTATTTTTAAATTGTTTACTTAATAGTTCTAACATACGATTTTGGTTACTCTTTTGTATCCAATCGTTTTTTAGATTAAAGTGTTTGTTAATGATTTCTTTCTTTGTTTTCATAGTTTTATTATTAATTATTAACGAATCTAGTGAATTATTTCCAACTGACCAAATAAATATAAAAAAAATTATCTAATAAAGTAATTGCCATGAGGTACAGACCTAGTAAGTAGGTACTGAATTGCATATCGTGAAGCGTCTATTGCGTGATTAAATTTATCAATAGGTATTGCACCATTTAGTTTCCAAGTGTAATTATTAAACTCTCGGATTAGATTTACAGAATCGTTGTCAATAATAATCTGATAGTCTTGCATTAAAGAGATGCCTGCTAAAATACTTCCTTTCTTTTTTATTGTAGGAATTACATTTAGTCCTTTAGATTTAATTTCAGATAATAAACGAGGCTCAGAATTATCCATTACTGTTAAGCCACTTCCTGCATACCTTCTATTCAATTCATAAATTTGAGTGGTGCTTAATCCTGCTTTGTAATAGTGTTCTTTAAGCCAAATGATTTTTCTTCTCTTGTCCACTGCAACTTCAATAAGTGCCGTCTCATCTACCGAAAATCCTACGTCCATGCCAAATATTGAATCTATCTCATCATTGAATTTACCTATATTCCAATCAGTAAATATTACACCCTCAGCTCGTTTCAACCAACCTCCTAATATTTGATGCTTATATTTCTCTGGTCTTCTCACTTTCATATCCTCAATCTGTTTTACAAACGATTCTGACAAGTGGTCTAAGTTGTCTAAGTAGGTTGTATGAATGTAAGTAATGTTTTCTTTTGTGCCGTTGAATCCGTCTGGTATTCCTCTATTCTGAAAGAATCTTTGATATATCCAATTCTCTTTTGTAGTAGGGTTTAGAATTAATATACATCTGTTCTTAACTCCTTTTGCTCTAATACTAAAATCAATTTTATCAAAACTCTCTTCGTCTGTAAGCTCTTCTGCTTCATCTAAAACAAACGAACTAACACCCTGAATAGATTTAAGCTTTGCCGTTTGGTCTCCACTTGATGTTCTAATACCACTAAAGTATATTGAACTCCCTGTTAAATTGTTTATGATTTCTGTTTTAGTTACAGTGAACTGGTCAAGTATTCCCATTAATTCTAACTTCTCAATAAACTCAGGTATAATAGACATACCTGCTGAGGTCATTGTATAACGAGTAAATAATATTCTATGTCCTTTTTCGTAAGTAAGTAACACTAAAAATGTGTTTGTAGCAAATGATTTTCCACTTCCTCTTCCTCCTGTAATCACATAGTATCTACTATCTGAATTAAATAGAGCTTGATATTTAGGATTAAGATTTAGTTTCTTCATCTTTTATATCTTCTGATTCAATATCAATAGTTTTTTCTTTATCGGCAAAATTAATTACAGGAATGTTTACTTCTGTTTTAACATTAAGTTCTTTAAGTTCTTTTGGTTTACCATACTTGTATTCCCAAAGTAATCTCATGTGAGGGAAACTATCTTTTGCCTGTTTAGCAAGTTCAAGCCAAGCTTTCTCTTCACTACCAAATACTTTTTTCATTGCACCTAAAGCATAGTTACCTAGCTTTTTTTCTCTTGCCTTTGGTGGTCTTCCTTGACCTCTGTAAACACCTTTTAAAGCACCGTTGTTTGCTCTTCCGTCTTTTTTCTTTTTGTTTTCGTCTTCTACTCCTTCCATAAACCTTTATTAATTAATTGGCATATAATAGAGTAATTACCTAAGTCTTGAAATGTATCTAACAGAGTTTCGTTGTTTCCCTTACGATTCTTAATAATTAGATTTTTCCATCTACTTATTTTATCGTTCATTCTAAACCATAAACCATGTAAAGCAAACTCTTTGCCTTCCTTAGTTTCTAGGTTTGCACCAGTACTTATATTACTAATGCCATAATCTAATTGCTTCTTTGCAAACAGTTCAAACTGCTCTTCAACAATATCCTCATAACTCTTATAAAGATTAGGTGCTTCCTTTTGTAATAGTTTTCTATACTTGTTTTTCATATTCTAATTCTGGCATATTACTTATTACCATTGTTAATTCATCTATATCTACACTTCTAAGTGTTTTTAATTTGCTTTTGATATATTCCTTTTTGCTTGCATTATCCATTTCATCTATTCTTATAATAACTTGTTTAAGCCATATTTCCAATACATCATTATATTTTTTATGTAGCTTAAATGTATTAATAGAATATATTAAAGTAGCGTGATTTATGTCCCAACCGTTTTGACTGTAAAACCTAACTATTTTGTGTAAAGGCATCTTTTTATATTTATATAATATAAAGTTAAGCAATGACCTTGCCTCAACATATTCTCTTTTTCTAGTAACTTTTAAAACATCAAGTCCAGATAATATTGAAATTTTATCTGCTATTTGCTTTGGTGTAATCATGGTAAATAATTTTGTTGAGCTTTGTAATCCTCTAAAGCGTGTAGTATTGCACCACAACATTCATAGTGCTCTTCAAATTCATATTGCTCGATTAATATAGGTATTTCGTTTTCTGTTATTACTCTTTTTTTTAGACATAATAGAGTGTCTTCATAACAATCTAAGTAATCTAAATATTCATTGTCCATTTATAAAGTGTCTTCTACTAAGTAGTTTTCTAAATCAAATTCATTCTTAATATAGTTTTCATACACCTTGATAGCATATTCAACTTTTTGCTCACCACTAAAATAGAAATTTTCACTGACATTAAAAATACCAATTTCATTTGTTGGTGATTTATCAATGACAATATACTTAAAATCTTTATAACTCTTATTAAACAAACTACAATAAATATAACATTGACTATCGTAATTATATTTGTTGGCACTGTATTTAAACGCCGATAGAATTTGAGTTGTCTTTAAATCAATAAGATGTTCTCCTAAAACATCTGCCTTAGCTCTAAAAGGGTATCCCATTAAATTATTAACCATAGGCACTTCAAACTCACTATTCTCTATAAGTTCGCTTGCAGGTTTGCAATTATAAAACCTGTCTCTTAACCTTAATGCTTTGTCTCTATCTTTTACAGTAAAGACATCCCAACGCTCTTCTTTGGCAAGTTTGTATTCTTTATTTGCCTTTGTCTTAACGTCTAAGAATAGACACTCGTTAAATTTATCCTCTTCTAAAATACTAGCGTGAAATAAATAACCTTGTGCAAGTGCATCTGATTCAGTAGGTAGGTTTATTTGATTTAAGTATTCTAATGGTGATTTAAGTAATTGACTTATTGCACTACTTGATAAACAAGCTTTTGCCAAGTAGCCATAATAAAAGCTATCTTGAATTGCTTTTTGTGTGAGCTCATGTCTATCATGCATCTCATTGTCTAGTGTGATAATTGGTTCTTTCATATTAATTACAATTTGAGTTATACTGATATGAAACGTAATACTCCCAACACCCTCCTTCTATATAATAGTTGTAAACTTCATTGTTATTGCCATTTCTACATAAATAAATGTATTTAACAGAGTTGTCTCCATACTCTGCATGATAAGGCTCATTAACAAAAGGTGCTGATGGATAATGGCTAAGATCACAATTATCACTGCAACTAAACAATGTAAATAAAATAAATGTGTAAAGTATTGTTCTCATATTTCTTTGTTATTCACTTACAAAGTTAATAAAAGAACCGAGATGTGCAAATATTTTTTACATAAAATTCTTTTTCCAAATATCCATACCTACTGCATAGCGTTGTTTTGTATCTGGATATTCTAAAATCATTTTTGCATTATTCATAAATCTAGCCATGAAACTAGCTTTTTCTTCGTATTTTTTTGGTTTAAGTAGTGGCATAAGGTAATTGTTTTAATTCTAAGTGTTTTATATGTTCGTGTTTAACTTTAATTATTTTATCGTCTCTTCCCCATTTTGATCTAGTGTACCATTTTAAATAATCAGTTTTATACGTTGTTGTTTCTTTAAACTTCTCTACATACTTTAAAAGATCAGTTCTTTTATAAAAACAAAAAGCGTTCAACTCTTTAATGTCAAACGCTATAAACTTTGCTTTGCCTTTTAACCAACCGTCTTTGCCTCTTACGTTTTGAATTTCTAACCATATGCAATCTAAGTGTCTATTACCTTTAACATCAAAACCCACTCCATCAACATAAAAGTCAATGTGTTTGTGCATATCATCATTTCTATTAGACTTAACAACCTCCAAACCTTTTTCAGTCATTAGATCACAAAATACCTTTTCAGCATGTTTGCCAGTTTTAAAAGATGTAGCCCACCGACTTTTAGTTATTTCTTTACTCACTTTTATATTCTTTATAAACTCGTTCTAGTTTTTTATGTAGGTTGTTTTTAAAACAAGAGGAACAACTAGTAAGGCTCATTTTTTGATGAAATATTCTATTATATATTCTAAGCAATTTTTGTTGCGTTTGTGGATGTACAGTAGACTTTGCCTCTGTAAAATACTTGTCTAAATATTCATATTCCTCTTCTGTTAAACACTCTGGTTTATAATAAGGGAATAAATAATTTAATTTAGCTTTACGCTCTTCGCATCCACAATCTTCACCAAGTACCCATTTAGCTACTTTGGATATTCCTGTTTTTTCAAGTACCTTTTCGACTGTGTCCCCAAGTCCTCTAGCCTTTGTACTTTCTGTACTCTTCTTTGCTTTCTTTTCTAATTTTTTCTTTGGCATTTGTTAATGTATTAAATATTGAACTTAAACTTATTTTTGTCTCTTTACTAATGTCTCGCATACTCATATCCGTATTTAGATATAACTTAGTTAGCTTCTTATCGTACCAATACCACTCTTCAATTATTTCGTCTATTTTGTCATACAACGCTTCTAAGTTAATCTTTTTTTCATAACTTTCTGTTTGCTCCTCAAAATCATAAAAATTTTTATTATTAAAAGTGCCTTTATAATCTGACAATAGTATTATTTTTTTATTGTTATTATTATAATTAGTAAACTTACTATAATATAAATTTCTTAATGTAATGTATATATAAAATGTATTTATTTCGTTTTCATTATACATAATTCTCTTTACGTCTTTTGTATAATCGTGCATCCTTATATACATTTCTTGTACTAACTCGTTTGCCTTGTCTTCATTTATTCTAAATCCTTTAGCCATCTTAATCCAGTCCGTATGCCTTTTAGCTAATATGTCAAGTATCTTAGAGTTCATCTTTGAATATTATATCTCTAAGTTTATTAAACGAGTTCACAACATAATAGTTACCTTGCCATTCTGCTTGAAACTTTATTTCGTCTGGTGTAAGCTTTTGTTGTGCTAATGGTTTGTCACCATCTTTAATTTCTATAAGATAATTGTTACCTGCATAACCAACTATAATATCTGGTGCACCTTTGCCTAATTGATGAGTATGGAGGACAGAGCATCCTATCTCTCTAAGTTGTGAGACAATCTTTTTTTGGTTAGCATCTACTCTAGCTCGTTTTCGCATCTGATATTATCAACTTCATCAAAGGGCGTTTGATTGTTAAAATAATATCTGTTTGATTTCCTATGATATGTTATACCCTCTATATCTTGAGGATAACCTACCAATTTTTGTTTCTTTATTTTCTGACTGCCAAATGTAACTTGTGTATTACTAAAATCTAAAGCTCTATTTGGTCTCCATACAAAAAGTACATTATCACTTTTATCTGCAAAAGTACCACCACCTTTTATTGAATTAACATCTGGTTTTCTATACCTTCCGTTGTCATCTTTTTGTGGTGTAACTTGGTGTGCAACTAAATGAACTGATATTTTATTCTCTACGGCAAACCTTTTTAGCTCACTCATAAATCTACTTATGTATAAATCTTCTCTTTCACCTCTTTGCATCCTGTGTTGTACAGTATTGTATGGGTCAATAATCAATGAACGTATTCCTTTTGTCTTAACTAAAAACTTAGCTCTTTCAAATATGTCTTCTAATTTATAACTTTTTTTTGGATATATAATAAAAAAATGTTTTTTCATAAACTCCATGCCTTGTTTAAACTCCTTTTCACTCATATAATTATTTTGATAAAAAGGGTCTGAACTTTTACCAATGTAACATTCTATTAAGTCATGGAAAAAATCATTTATTGGCATATTCTCTGGACTAAATACTGCAAACTTCCATCCATCGTGAAATGCCTTTAAAACTGATAATTGATTTAAAAACATACTTTTTCCTTCGTTTTGATAACCAGTCCAAATGTTTACTTCTCCATTCCTCCAAGTCCATGCCCTATCTATGCAATCTATGTGAGTAGTAGAACCTCTTTCTTGTCCGTTCTTATAACCATCTAACATACTATCATAAATATCCTCAACACTAAATATACCCTCTACTTTTGGCACTCTAGCGTGTTTAAATCTATGTTGTAAAGATTTTATACCTTCATTAAGTAAAACTTCATTAGCATCTTTATATGGGTTTGTGTCTATTAATCTTATTTTTTCAGCACCAATCCTTCTTATGAGTTCCTCTTCTAAGTACCTGCCGTTTTCATCATTGTCAGTACACAAATAAACCACCTTTGCATTGTCAAACACTTCATAAGAATTTGTTATACATTCTAATTTCTTATCTAAGTTTTTGTCTCTGGCATTAGGAGCTCCCATATTTACAGACGTATGCCAAGTAAAACCTGCTACCTCCCAACTTAATGAATCAAATTCACCTTCACATAATATAACAAAGTCTTGATTTACTACCCTGTCATAGTTAAATATTATAGGTTGACCATTTCTTGATTGTGTAAACGTTTTATTATCTATGCCTCTAGTTTTGTAATTAACAAGCTCATTGTTTTTAAGATAGGGAAATACAACGCTTTTGCCATCTTTAGTAGTAGTAATCTTATTGTTTTCAATAACCTCATTTGTTATACCTCTACTATTAAGAAACTTAATGGCACTTGAATTTATTTTCTTTAGGTTGTTTGTAGTGGGTTTAGTATATATTTTTTGTTCTATCATATTGTTGTTAGGGTTTACAGAACCGTTCCAACCACAATGGTGGCAGTGATATAAGCCATCATCTAGGTTAATAGACAGTGATGTATCACTTTTATTTTTCCTAGTATGACTACATTTTGGGCATTTTACCTTCTGTTGAGAGTATTTGCCTTTAGGTACGATTCCAATTTTTCTAAAGTTTTCTTGCATAGTAATTTTTTTTGTGTATATTTTATATTACACTATGTAATATATTACACTATGTAATATTTATTTATATATTACACTATGTATTACATACAACTGACATTCTTGGCATCTGGACTAACGTAAATCTTACGCTCTTTGCCGTCATTTCCTAAGCTTTTTGTTATCCTGTTTATGTATTTCTTGTTTTCTAAGCTTTTAAGTATTCTATAAAGAGTTCTATCGTTTAAGTTTAATGCCATACAAATACTTTCGTTTGAGGCATAACAATAACCTCTTTGTATTGACAATGAATCTATATAAGATAATACCGTAGCTTCTGATATTGATAAGTTTGTGTTCATAAATGCTAAATTAATGTTAACGTATTTTGTGTTTTTTCTTTGTGTCATAATGTGAGATAATAATCCCCCAAAACAATTAAGCAATGGGGGAATGTTAATTAAAATGGTAAATCTGGTGTTGGTAATGGTGCTGAAGGAGCTTCTACCGTTTTGTTCTCTGGAACGTACTCATCAATCCACACTGAGTGTGTTTTACCATATTGGTCAACTTCTTTTTTGTTACCAATAGTTAGTTTTAAATAACGCTTACCATTGTACTCAATCCAAGCGTCTCTTGTTTTTTCTTCACTAATTGTAAAGTTTACCAAGTCGTAGTTTCCAACTTTTTTTCCACTACCTACATACTTTTTTTCATTCATAATTTTAATTTAATTTAGGTTAATAATAATTTTTCTACTTTCTTACTTACTTTATATTTTTTTCTAATATCGGTGATAGTAAAACCTTTCTCTTTAATAGCCTGTTTAGCTTTATTAAACTTATCACCCTTGTCTTCTAGCCAATCTTTATTTGGCTCTAACACGCTTGTAGACGCATTTTGAGATGTCTTAGAGTGATTATTAGTAGCATCTGCATCTTTGGTATCATCAATTAAAAATAAGCCGTTTAAAGCGTACTTTCTAGCATAACTACTTGAAGCTCCATAACATTGAGCTACATCCA